GGGGGGGGGGTAAAATGTTTCTATCAGATAATTTATTTCTGAAAAAGTAAGGGAGTAGAAAGAAGAGCGAAAGACATGGTGCTGAAACATTATATAAAAAAGGAAAAAGTGAGGGTATTTGTCACTGCCCTTTGTCTTGGAGTGATCTATCTGGCGACACATCTGTGCGCCAGTATTCTTTTAAACATTTCTAATATTCTGTTCGTGATGTCCGCGGTGTATATCGTGGTCGGAGGGACGAGATATATCCGTAATGTTGGATTATTCAAAACATTTTCATACCTTGCATATAAAAGGCGGCGTCACAAATTGAAGGGGAACGAAGAACTTCGCCCTATGAGTCTGGCGGATTATACCGTCAACGTCGTTATGGATGAGAGAAGACAGAAACCGGTTGCGTTCCCGCTTTGTGCCGGTTGTACCTGTGCATTCTTATCGGCAATTTTAAATTACGTTCATTTCCGGATGTGGCCTTAA